CCGACTTTCATCTGTTTCTAGGTGCAAATGTAATTGACTCGGATTCCGCTACCCATCGTACAGAATATATGTCGCCTGTCGAGTTTCTACGGACCCTGCCAACATCTGTTGATACCAAGGTCTTTAGACATATGCCTTTGACTATGCTAGAGAACACAGTGGTGATTGCTAAGGACAGTGTACTCACCGCAGCTTTTTCAACTGTTGAACTGATGTATATTATCACACCTGCTACTATCTTACGGGATGATACCACACCCGCCAATAACGTCTCCTGCAATCTCCCGGGCCATACCCATCAGGAAGTGGTGGACTTTACTGTTGCTCTGATGGTTGAAGACTTATATCAATCAGGGCAGATGCGCTCAGCTCCTAAACCTGGACGGAAAGAATCATGACTGGTTTAGAAATGAAGGAGTACTTTGTCACTGAGTTGACTCAGTGGCGGAAACCGGCAAGGATAGACTCTAAGGATATCTACTACTGGTTGAACTCTGCCCAGGATGCCTTTATAGAACAGAAGTTCGGTGAGGGAGACTTCAATAGGACCCGTAGAATTACGGAAGATCTGAGACCCTTGTTTGTTAAGGATGCCTCTGTTGCTACAACCTATGTCGGAGAAATCATAGAAGGCTTCTATTGCGACGAGGCCGTTATTCCGACCGCTAATTTATTTCTGGTGGCAGCAAGAGCCACCACTGCTTTAACTTCTTCGCCCGCTCAGACAGTCGGTGTCGTCAGAGCTGGAACTGATGCTCAGAAGAAGCTCATTCGGATTGTTCAAAGTGACGATGTTTATCGACTCCTTGACGATCCGTTTCATGCGCCCCATAAGCGTAATGGTATCGGAGATTCCACTGAAGGGGACTTCCACGTCTATACTGACGGGACATTTGTTGTAACTTCAATAATCTTTGATTACATTAAAGAACCTACTGCTATCTCTGATAGTGCTAGTTCTGATTTGCCTGACTTTGTACATAATGACATTGTCACACAGGCGGTTAGTTTGTTCTTAAATAAAAATGAAGAGGTGTTTACAAAACACCAAGATCAATCACTAGAAAAGTTAACTTAACCCAAAATACATCATGGGTGCCTTTACACAAGTATTTGTACAAAACACAGGCGCATGTAGTGCCGCTGCTTTCGCGTCTCCAGACCTGGTGACGGCGAATACGATCTCGTTCTTTCTCGGTGCCAATATGGTGACCGCCACTGGTCTCGATATTAACGGTATTGTAGTTGGATCGTATGATCACCTGCAGATTTTTCACGGGGGTCCGTTGACGGCCTCTCAACCCATTAGTTCGCCTAAATTCA